ATTATAGAAATTATCCGTTTTTTCTAGAAGCGATACGCGAGTTAAGAAAATTGAGACAAGATTTTACTGTCTGGTGTTCTTTAGCAGATAAAAAGGATGAGGAATATTTTGACATAGAGGGGGTATCATTAAAGGAACCTTATTTAGCAAAATTAAATAAAAGCTATCTTGGAATTTTATGTGGAAACCGCTGGGCTATATCCGCTCAAGATGGAATGGCACAAGGATTACCATATCTGTATGAAGAGAGTGAAGAAAATGCAGAATTATTTGGTGGATTAGATTCACCACTGAATATGTCAGGAAAATTTAAAACAAAAGATGACTTGGTTAGTTTAATGAATCATTATTTAAATGATCTGGATGATAGAAATATGTTTGCAACAGCTACTTTAAATTATTCAAAAGATGTGATGGCGTGGTCAAATAGAATCAAATCATATAATGATATGATTAATAAGGCGACTACTGGTTTGACTCCTGTAACAGAAAAGAGTGAAGCAATTAAAAAAATCTTGACATTTATTGATAGACATGGTAAAGTAAGTAAGAATGAAATTATGAAACATATTGGGTGGGGAGTTGGTATTACATTTTCACCATATAGACAATATTTAAGAAATCATCCTACAATAGAATTAGAGTGGGATGGACAAACTGAATATTATTGTTATAAGGATAATGATGAATCCATTTGAATTTATAAATGATATAAATTTTGGAAAAAAGAATCTTTTTAAAGATGATGATAAGAATATCATTGAAAAGGATTATAATTCTTTTATTATCAATAGAGGATTAAGTTATTTTGTTGATACTGTTCTTTATGCAAATGAGATGAATCTTAGACATGAATCGAGCAAAAGGATGCAGAATGATTATTTATTATATTCTATTAGAAAAAAGAAAAGATTTTCAAAATGGGCTAAATCAGAAAAATTAGAGAGAATAGAAACAATAAAACAATATTTTAATTATTCTAATCAGAAGGCAAAGGACGCATCTGATATAATATCTGATAATCAATACAATGAAATAAAACAAGCATTTGAACAGGGTGGAACTACCAAAAGTAAGTAAATTATAAATAATTTCATATAATTACTATACTATTGGGAGTCATTATGTTTAATACTGTCGAGGATTTAATTGAGATTGAATTGGCGAATCCAGACGATTTCTTAAAAGTTAAAGAGACGTTAACCAGAATAGGTATAGCGTCGAAAAAAGAGAAAATCCTCTATCAATCTTGTCACATCCTCCATAAACAAGGAAAGTACTACATTGTCCATTTTAAGGAATTATTTTCTTTAGATGGTAAACCTTCGAATTTTTCCGAAAATGATAAAGCGAGAAGAAATACTATCGCTTGTTTATTAGAAGAATGGGAATTATTAGAAATTGTTGATGTAGATAAAATAAAAGATGATAAAGTATCATTGAATCAATTAAGAATAATTTCTTATAAGGAAAAGGATCAATGGTCATTGATGCCAAAATATAATATTGGAAATAAGCGAAGGAGTGAAGATGGCAATACCGAGTCTGAAATACTATAAAGAGTCTGAAAATATTTTAAGTCCAGAATTTGGAACTACTGGTTCTGCGTGCTTTGACATATATTCACATTTTGATGATGGACACATATCTTTATGGTTAGATGATAAAGAAGCAAAACAAGCAAGACAAACTAAAAGAGATTCACAAGGCAATATATATGTACTAATATACCCACAAGAGCGTATGTTAGTTCCTACAGGGCTGACTTTTGATATTCCAAAAGATCATTCTGTGAGAATTCATATAAGATCTAGTGTTGCATTAAGAGATGGATTATTGTTAGGAAATGGAGAAGGAGTAGTCGATAGTGATTATGTAGATCCATGTTATTTAATATTGTATAATGCAAATAACACCGCCAGACAAATTTTTAATAATACTAGATATGCTCAAGGAGAATTAATTAAAAATTATAAATATTCTCTCACGGAAGTAAAAGAAGCACCAGGACAAAAAACTGAAAGAGAAGGTGGGTTTGGTTCAACAGATGTAAAATCTGAACCTTCTAAGGGCCCTTCTACTGGAATTTCTGGACTTGCGATATAAATAGATTATGAAAAAAGAATTTAAACTAACAGTTAAAGGATCTGGCACTTATGTTGCGGATTCATTTATAGAATTAATCTGGATAGTTTTTAAACATCGCTGCGAACATCTCTTAAAAGGAGAAGGTTGGCGCGACTGAGGTTGTTCATAGTGAAAACCTCATAACTCAAACCCACTGCCACGTGCTATGGAGTGGGTAATTTATTAACCTCGCTTTATAAGGAGGATATATGGTAACAACTAGCGCACTCGCGAATTTTCCATTCGCACGACCCCAAGATATAGAAAGAGCATTAAATGTTTCTGTCGGATTTGATGGAATATTTAATCGTTTATTTGATGATCTTGGTACAGTTCATCATTCAATCAATAGTGGTGGATTTCCCCCATACAATCTCAAAAAAGATGGATATAAGTATCTAATTGAAATGGCTGTAGCAGGCTTTTCAAAAGATGATATTTCTGTTCATGTTGAGAATGGTGTATTAACCGTTTCTTCTAATGAGAAACAAACTGTAAATGAATCCCATGAATTTGTACATCAAGGAATTGCAACAAGAACATTTAAACGTTCTTGGACAATTGCTGATGATGTTGAAATAAAAGATGCGGATCTTGTTGATGGTATGTTAACAATACATTTGGAGCAAATCATCCCTGATTACAAGAAACCACGTGAGATCCCAATCGGCGGAAAAGCAAGAAAAGCTATCAAAGGCTGATTATACAGTCGAGCCCATAGAAACAAGAGCAGCATTGGATATGGTGATAAAAAATCATTATCTTCATCGTGTTGCCCCATGTTCTAAGGCTTATGGCATTTTTGAAAAAGGTGGGTTCTTTGGAGGAACATTAAAGGGTGTTGTTTGCTACGGAGTTCCCGCCTATAATCCAATCCTCAAATCCCTTTGTGGTGCGGATGAAATGAATAATATCTATGAGTTGACAAGACTCTGGATAGACGATGCTGTACCTAAAAATGGAGAAAGTTTTCTTATCTCAAATTCAATTAAAAAATTGGATAAAGAGATTATAATATCTTATGCCGATTCATCAATGAACCATTTGGGCACAGTTTATCAATCATCAAATTGGTATTATATAGGAATGAATAAAAGACATACTTCAGATCTTGCAATAAAAGGAATGGATTTACATCCAGCAAGTATTACTGATAAATTTAGAGGACAAAAGAACAGAGTAGAAAAGCTCATAGAGATGTTTGGAGAAGAAAATATATATAGAAGAGAGAGATCATTAAAGTTTAGATATGTTGTCTTTAATGCAAATAAAAGACGTAAAAAGGAACTAATGAAAAAATTAACTTATAATATTTTGCCATATCCAAAAGAAATTGAAAAAGGAGACAATGATGGAAGACTTACGACTAAGTAAGAATTTTCACTTAAATGAATTCATAAAAAGTGCTACAGCAGAAAGATTAGGAATTGATAATTCCCCTGCAACTACTGAACATTTAATTAATTTATCAGTACTTGCTCATGCAGTATTGCAACCAATAAGAGAAGTTCACGGAGTTATTACTTTAAATTCTGGATATCGTTCACCAAAATTAAATAAGGCGGTAGGG